CGCAGAAGGGGTTAGCCCTCTGAAGGTGGCTTAGAAGCCCGCCGGGTTGGCCAGGCCGGTGCCCGAGATGATCGAGACCGACTCGCCGCGACGGCAGAGCGCCGACACGTAGCCGTAGCAGCGGTACCGCAGGGTGTTGGTGGCGGAACCCGGGGCCCGGAAGACCTCGAGGGTCGGGCCAGCTGCGGTCTCCATCGCCCAGATCTCACTCATGATGGCGGTGATGATCGGGGTCGTGGAAACCTCGCTGACGGTCGCCGACGGCAGGTTGCCGTCGAGGATGACGTCCGAACCGATGGCCAGCTTGCCTGCGACGCCCTGAGCGATACCCGTCGGGGTGACGCCCTGCGCGTTGTAGTTGGCAAGGCCAGTGCTCGCGACAACGGGACGACCAGTGGTGTCAGCCTCGGAAAGCAGCTGGTACCACTGCGCCGGGGTCATGATCGTGGTGGTCGGGATGTTGCCGATCTTGCGGTTCGTGGCGATCTGGCTCACGGACTGTGCGACCGCAGTCAGGAACTCCTGAGCAGTGGGGCTGCTCGAGGTGAAGGTCACGTTGTTGGCCTCGGCCAGACCCTGGATGAAGCTCAGGATGTACTCGTCCTTGGCGCGCACGTACTCAGCCAGGAGGTCCTGGGTGATGACGAGATCGAAGATTCCGTTGGTGGAACGCTCGACTGCCTTGAGACTCACGTCGTAGAAGCCGGCCACGGTGTCGACAACGCCAGTGACGGTGTCCTCGACGATGTCCCGGTTGTCGATGTCCGTGTTCTCAGTGCCCTGGACACCAATCTGAGTACCAGTCGCGACACGCGGCACGGTGAAGGTGTTGCCGTCAGTCTGGAGCTCAACCTGCTTGCAGGCGTCCCAGGTCGGGCTGGCCCAACGCAGAGCCTCAGCGAACTGAGCCTCGAGCCACACGGGCGCGGTGAAGTCGCCACCTGCACCAGCAGTTGCCGAGCCGGCACGGGTCTCGAGGATGTTCTTGGCGTGACGAGCAAGACGCTCGTTGGCCTGGTCGACATTGCTGCCACCGACAAGGCCGTTGTGAGCGGCGAGGTCGCGGAAGAACGACACCTCGTGGGAGTTGTCCGCACGGTACTCGTGGGGCTCGTGGGTGATGGTGACCTTGGCAGCAGCAGCCTCGGCGATGTGGCGCGAACGCTCCACAGCCTCCTGGAGGTTGATGCGATCGGTCAGGTCCTTCATCTGGGCGGTGAGGCTCGCACTGCGGGTCTCCTCGTCCTCGGTGAGGGAACGGGTCTCGGCCTCGACGGTGTCCAGGATCTCCTGGGCCTCCGCGGCCACGGCTGCCCGACGCTCGATGAGCGTCTCAAGCAGGGTCTTGTCGGTGTCCGACATATTGACTCCTTAGAAGGGAAGGGGCGAGGCATCCGCCACGCCATGGGTGATGGTGTGTGTCCAGGTGGTGCCACGGGCGCGTCAGGTGGTGCCCCTCGAAAGGGGCCCGGCGTGACGCTGCGCGGTCCGGCGTGGGCGGGTTGGTCAGCCCTGAGCTGCGAGCATGCGGAGGCGAAGAATCGCCGCCGTGGTGCCACGGGTCTCAAGGGTGTCCGTGTCGCCCCGAGTGGCGTCGACGTCGTTGTCGGCGCCCTCGAGGACTTCGTCCTGGGCTTCATCTGGGTTTGTGACGCCCAGGGTGTCGCTCAGGAGAATCTGGCTGAGGTCGACAGCAGAGTCTGCGATGCCGGTCAGCGTGAGAACTGTTACAAGAAGAGCCTCGACCTCGGGGTCCAGGCTGCGGGTCTCGTTGAAAATGGTAAGCGCACGGAAGGCGTCCTGCAGGGAGTCTGCGGTGATGCCGCGATCGGTGAGCTGGTTGCGGAGCGTGAAGAGGTTGGCCGTCGCCGGGTTGGCTCCGTGCTCGACGATCGAGACGTCGCCACGGTGCAGGTTGGCGGAGAGCACGCGGCGCTCCTGGCCGTCGGGAGTCCACTCTTGGCGGTCCACGCGGAACCCGAATGACATTTCGTTGAGGTGGCCGGCTTCGATGGCCTGACGAAGAAGCTTGACGTCTGCGCGCTCGGGGTTGAGGTCGGCATCCGAGAAGAGCCCGGTGTTGTCGGCGCTCAAGCGAAGGTCACCAGCAGCTGATCGGGCCATGGGCAGGCCAGCGTGGTTGAGCTTGAAGGAGACGTCAGGCGACTGGCGCAGCGACTGGTCGAAGGCCCGACGGTCGATGACCTCAGTGAAGTCTCCGATCGCTGGGGCCCACACGTGGTAGCCACGCTCGACGACTGACGCGTAGCCCTCGAAGTGCAGCTTGGTGCCACCGGTACCGTTGGCAACCTCGCGCCACTCGAACTGCGGAGCAACTGCGGACTCAGGATCCTGGTCACGCACACACCGGGTCTCGGTGATGCCGCGCATCTGCTCAATGAGGGCAGTGCGCACCTCGGTGTTGTGATCAAGGGTGTCAGTCACAGGGTCTCCTAGTGGGAGTTGGGGTTTGGGTTCGTGCTGTCGGCTGACTGCACGGGCGTTTCGTCGCCTGGCTGGACG